CGGACTACAAAGAAGCCGGAAAACAGAAAGAGCCGCTGGTATTTGAGTTTTCCGGGTCGCTAGAGGGCAAACCGATTGTTGGGCGGACGTCATTCGAGAGGGTGTGGAGCGAATGATTGAGGGCTACCTGAACCAGAGGGCAGTATGGAAGCGGACAATCGGTAGCAACGAATACGGCGAACCGGTAACAAAGCAAAAGACAATCAAAGTCCGCTGGGAAGATGTGCAAGAGCTTTTCATGGACGATGACGGCCAGGAAACGGTATCTAATGCGAAAGTGCTTTGTGCTGAAAACGTTCAAAAAGGTGACCTGTTAGAATATAGTGGCAGATCTTGGCCCGTAAGGAAAGTTTCTACTATCCCCTGGCTTGATGGGTCGGTTACTCACCGAGAGGTGTTGTTATAATGTCGGACAGTGAGCTTAAGTGGCGGGGCGAGGAAGTCGAACGCCTGATCCGCGAAACAGCATTTCAAGCTATCAGAGACGGCGCGGAGGCGATTTTGACAGAAGCGATAGATGAAACTCCGATCGATACCGGCACTCTGCGGCGATCCGGCACTGTCACCGAAGCACCCCAGGAGAATACTGTCTATGTCAGTTTTAACACACCTTACGCGCGGCGACAACACGAGGACCTGACCCTGAATCACCCGCGGGGCGGGAAGGCAAAGTACCTTGAGGACCCATTCAAGCGCAACGCTAAAAAGGTCGAGCGGCTGGTGGCGCAAAGAGTCAAAGCAGCCCTGGACCGGAAGGAGTGATGACGATGTGCTGATTAGAGATATTGCGCTACTGCTCCAGAGTGAGGGCATCGGCACCTTGGGCGCCGACATCTTCCTTGCCTATCGGCCCGATGAGCCGGATGACGTTATTGCCATCTATGACACCGGCGGCTTTCCCGCGGAGCCGGAACTGCCCGACCTGCGGCGTACGGTGCAAATATCGGTCCGGGGCAAAAGCTACGAGGCAACCCATAGCCGCATTTGGCAAATATACAGGCTCCTGGACCGGCCGGGAGAGCGGCTGATAACAGCAAACGGCCGGAAGATGATAGCACGGGCGATGCAACCGCCCACTTTAATTGACCGAGACGTGAGTAACCGCGTCTTGTTTGCTTTCAACCTACAGGCCTGGACAGGCCGAGATTAATTACAAGGAGTGATCCTGATGACCGTACCGACCGAAACCAAAGTGCTGGGCATCAACGATGCTAAAATCTTTGAACTGTTGACGGACACCAGCGAGACGCTGACCTATGGCACCCCGGTGGACGTGCCGGGTATCCGGCGGCTCCGAGTGTCTCCCAGTTTCGTTGAGAAGGAACTCAGGGGCGACGAGGCAATTTTGGATACCTACAGCAAGTTGGAAAGCATCGAGTGGTCTTTCGAGAACGCCATACTGTCCCTTGATGCGCTGGCGGTCCTGCTCGGCGGCGAAGTAACCGGGGATACCGGAAGGCAGACTTACACCCTCAAGAGCGATGATGTGCCTGCGTACTTCAAACTGGTGGGCAAGGCCGATTACACCGACGCCGGAGACATCCATGTGGTGCTTTACAAATGCAAGGCGACCAGCGTGGAGTACGAACTCCAGGGTGAGGAATACGCGATGGTCACGGCAAGCGGTAAGGCTATTGGCACGGTCAATAACAAAAAGGTCAAGGACGTGGTCATCAACGAAACTGCGACGGAAATTGGCAGTGATTAATGGGGTGGCTTAATTCCACCCCAGTTATCTTGTTAAGGGAGTGTGGTTAGATGGGTAATAACAAACTCAAAGACTTTGATGCTTTTTGGAAGGAGCAGAAGAAGGAAGGCATACCCTTTAAGATATTCGGGAAGGTTGAGTATTTGCCGCCGTCCCTCCCCGCAACGATAGTTCTAAAAATGGTCCGGCTTGAGAAGGAGTATGGTAAAAACGATCTGCCTCCTGGTGAGATCCTGGAGCTATCAACGTTCGTGTTTGGGAAGGGTAAGGTGGAAGAATGGTGTGAGAAGGGCTTAACGGTTGACCAATTAGCTGATTTAATTAGCTGGGCAATGGAGCAATATGCCCCGGGAAACCCGACGACCCCTCGGGTGAGGGGACAGGAATAGATATACTGGAAAACTGGTGCTACATCGAGGCCGATTTTCAAAGAGAATATGGGATTAACTTAATGGAAGCGCTTCCAGATATGAGTTGGAGGCGGTTTTCTGTGTTATTAAGAGGCTTGGGACCACACTCTATATTCGCATTATTGAATAGCGGCGACGAGAAAGCCCCTAAAAAAGATTCAAAGGAGGATGCCATAAAGGCGTTCGCAAGGTGGTAACTAGGGGCTGAGTTTTTCGATTAGCCAGGCCTGCTTTTCATACTACAAGCTAGTGGGTGATTTCAGGTGGAAGTTGGAAACCTGTTTATCAAACTAAATCTGGATATGTCCGACCTGCTGCGCGGCCTGGAGCAGGCAAAAACGCAAATAGCCGGCCTGGGAAACAGGCTAAAATCCGCGATGAAAGCAGCAGAACCGGGCTCGAAATCCCTTGCTAAAGCGCTTGCCGCAGTAGGTACCGCTGCAGGAGTATTGGGCCTTAAGGCTATAAAGATGGCCGGGCAGATGGAACAGAGCCAGATTGCTTTTACCACCATGCTGGGCAGCGCCGAGGCGGCTGATGCCTTCCTGCGGGAGCTCTATGACTTTGCTGCCAGGACACCCTTTGAAATCGAGGGCCTGCAGCAGTCTGCACGCCAACTTCTGGCTTTTGGATTTAACGCCCAGGAAATTATCCCCATGATGGAGGCCATCGGCAATGCCGTGTCCGGTCTTGGCGGCGGCGCGGTTGAAATTGAGCGAGTTGTCCGTGCACTAGGCCAAATGCAGGCCAAAGGCAAGGTAACTGCTGAAGAGATGATGCAGTTGGCCGAGCTGGGCATTCCTGTTTGGGATATACTGGCTGAGAAGATCGGAGTTTCCATCCCTGAAGCCATGGACAAAGCCTCAAAGGGCGGCATATCCGCTGCGGAGGGCATCAATGCCATCATCGAGGGGATGAACGAGCGCTTCCCCGATATGATGCAGAAGCAATCAGATTCCCTGCTGGGTATCTGGTCGAACTTCGAGGACAACGTGGCTCAGATATTCATCAGGATAGGTGAAGATTTAATAGAAACTTTTGACCTTAAAGGTAAACTCAAGTCTGTTGTTGAGGCCCTCGAACGCCTGCGGGAACTGATCGGTGAGGAAGGCTTACAGGGAATTTTCAATCGACTATCAACCAGTGCGAAAACTGCCATTGCGGCTATTGCCGGGGCCATTATCGCAGCATTAATACCGGCATTTGTGGCTTTAGCAAAATCTATCTGGGCGGCTGTGGCACCGCTTACACCATTTCTGGCAATAGGCGCGGCTGTAGCGGCGGCAGCCTATCTCATATACGAAGCCTGGTCCAAAAATATGTTCGGGATACAGGACAAGGTGAAAACAACCGGTGCTGTAATATCAAGCGCCTTTCAAGTAGCGGTTGCGTCTATTATGACCGCTTTCAATAAGCTGAAAGAGGTAGTATATCGCATCCTGCAGAGCATCATGGGTGCCGTAGAACCCCTAGTCGGAGTGCTGGGCAAGATAGCCCCTTCTTTTGAATTAGCTTTTGACCGCGCCCAGGCAGCAATAAAAACCAAAGGCGACGCAGCCAGCAAGGAGGCAGAAAAACAGGCGGCCAAACTGAGAGAGGCCGCAGCATCCCTACAAACATCTGCCGCCGAGATGCGGGAGGCGTTCTCCAGTTGGTCAACTCCCGGCACCTCGGTGGGCCTGGGCGATTTCCGCATCAAAGACAAACTGGAGGATGTTTCGTCTGTTCTTGGGCTTGAGGCAGCTGGCGAGTCTATCTCCGACACTATGTCCAAGGTGGCGGCTGCCGGCTCCAAGGTGGCGGCTGCCGGCTCCAAGGCCGCTCAAACGCTCAAGGCCGCCTGGGAGGCGGCCGCGGAGAGCCTTAAGAACCGGCTGGCGCAAGTAAAGACCGCCTTCGAGATCAAGGGCAACCAGCTGGACATCACCGGGAATAAAGCTCAACAACTCAGGAATGATATAGATTCCCTGACTGCTCAAATAGAAATCCAAAAACAGATTATTGAAGCAACAAATGAGGGCTATGAGCGGATGAAAGCCGAGAAAGGTGAGAACTCAGAAGAAGCTCAAAAGCTTAAGCTGAAACTATTGGAAGAGCAAAAGGCCCTTTCGGACCTGGAAAAGCAGCTGCACGACACCACGCAGGCGCTGAAGGCCCACGCCCAGGAATTCCGTGACCTAGCGGCTGAGATCGACAAGGTGGAGCAGAAATACAAGGACGACTTGGCGGCGGCTCTGGAGGACTACCAGAGGAAAGTTGAGGAGGTCAACCGCAAGGTCCGCGAAGAAGAACGGCGCACCGTCGAAGAGTACAACCGGGCCGTGGAGGAGCGCACCCGTGCGCTATCAAACTTTATCGGTCTGTTTGATGAGGTTGCTAGGCGCGACGTCTCCGGTGAAACCTTGCTGGCCAATTTGCGCGGCCAAGTGGATGCCTTTAAAAATTGGTCTGAGAACATCCAAGCCCTTGCGGCCCGCGGTGTCGATGAAGGCCTTATTGCCGAACTGCGGGAAATGGGACCTAAGGCTGGGCCGGAGATTGCCGCTTTGAACACACTGACTGACGAGCAGTTACAGGAATACGTTGCCCTCTGGAGGCAGAAGAACGAGCAGGCCCGGCGGGAGGCAGTAGATCAGCTGCAGCAACAGCGGGTGGAGATGGAACAGAAACTCGTCGAGATTCGTCAAGCGGCACGAGAGCAGCTGGAGATCTATCGTGCCGAGTGGGAGCGCAAGAACGCTGAAATCCGCAAGAACGCTGAGGAAGAAATGAAACGAATTGAAGAGCGTTTCCAGAGCATTGCCAAGGCCGGCACCAAGTACGGCGTGGAACTGATGAACAATTTCACGGCCGGCATTCAGAGCCGGGCCGATCGGCTCCGGAGTGTCCTTGAAGAAATGGCCACGATGGTCGACTCCTACATGCCACATTCGCCGGCCAAGGTGGGGCCGCTACGCCGTTTGAACGAGTGGGGGCCTGCCCTTGTAAAAGGGCTGGCTGACGGTATCCGCAGGGGACTGCAGATGCCTGATTTATCGCGGGCGATGGCGGGAATGGCCGCCCTGACACCGGCCGCTTTGGCCCCGGCCATCGCGACGAGCTACAACACGAGCAATGCCTACTATGGC